CATCCGATCCACGACCGCAGGGGCTGCAAGCGCGATCAACTTGGTCGGGACCGCCGATGGGGTCGAGATTGCGAACAACTATATCTACGGTGACTTCTCTGTGGCCGCGATCGAGAACGCCACCGGCGCGGGCAACGTCCACACCAACCTGAGCATTCACGATAACTATATCCAGAACGACAATAACGGCAACTGGGCTATCGAGCTCGTCGCGGCCAGCACTGGAGAGATTTCCGACAACCGTGTTGTTACCGATGCGATTGCCACAGCGATCGATTGGGGCGGCTGCGCAGCGTTCCGTAATCTCTACTGGGATGATGGGTCCACCGACGCGAACGGGACAGAAATCCCAACGGCTCAGACGACTGGTGGGATGGACCTCGTGACGATTGGTGAACGCCTTGGTACTGAGTCTGACACCGATCCGATCTCAGAAGTCCTCTCTGGTACGGGTGGCATCACGACCTGGAAAACCGGGGCGGCGCCTGCCACCGGCGTCAGCATCTCAGAGGCGCTTCGATATTTCGGTGAACAGCTTATCAACGGCACCGGCACCGCACTCCCCACGAATGATTCACTCTACGGGGTGTTGGCTGGGGCCAGCGGGATCACGACTTTCCCGAATGCTGCCTTGCCAGCGAATAATGTTTCAATCGCGGAAGTGCTGCGGGAAGCCTACGATCAATCCGACAAGTCCGTCACCAACACCACGGCGGTTCTCGCCACCGGCACGACGCTCTTCACCATCGCGGGCGGTCCCATTGAAATTCTGAGCCTCGTGGCCCGATGCGTGGTCGGTGGGGACGCGACGGCGGCCACGTTGCAGTGGAGCGCCGATCCGACCGATGGTGCTGCTGCTACGTTCTCTGGGGCGTCGTCGTCGATTGCGAACTCGGCGGCTGGCGCCATGGTGATCTTGCAGGGTACGGCCCTCACGACCGCGCCGACCTTGGCTACGACCAGTGTGGGCTTGTCTATGTCAGGAGCGACGCCGACTCTTGGCATCATTGTTGGGGCCGGGATCATCACCTCCACCGTCGGGTCTGGCCCGACAACAACTGGCACATGGCAACATCACCTCCGCTATCGCCCACTCTCGCGTGGCGTGACGGTGACTGGCACCTAAGCGGACCTGACCTGAGGGCGGGGGGCGTAGGCTCCCCGCCTTCACCGAAGACACATGAAGATCAAGTTTTGCCCGAAGTGTGGCCGGTATGGGAAGAGCGGCCACCCGTGTACCCCGAAACCGATTCGCTAAGTGGAGGGATTATGGCTGAGATTCTGGAGTGGTTAAACAAGGTCAACCTGCTCCGGCACACGCAGCGCGTTGGAATGCAGGAGGAACGGAAACGCCTCGAAGACCATGCGGTGGAGCCTGGCGCGAGTAACCCTGGCGCGGTGCGTCAGGAGATCCGAAAACTCGATAAGCAGTTGAACACGCAAAGCCCACGTGAGACGACGCCAGAGGAGCGTGATCTGCTGGCGAAGACGGAACTGGAGTTACAGGCAGAGATTGTACATGGGATGCCGACACACGAAGAGATGCGCCGGAACCCCCCTGGTACCGTTCACAAGCACATGCAGTTTGAAAAACACTTCAAGCCAAAACTGAACCTGCTCAAGAATATCAAGATTCAGCTCGAGCCGACCAGTGACGATCCCGATTTGGCGAACCTGGAGAGGATACGCCCTCATCAAACGGAGAATGGGGCCGGGACGTTCATGGCCAACGCACAGATTCCTGGACACTTTGCCATGACGCCGCAGGCCAAGGCGAACTGGCCAGTAGAAATGCCTGCACAGGGTACAGCGAACAGTGTACTCGCGCAGGCGGTGAAGCGAGAACGAACACCAGAGGAGCGGAAGGCTTTTGGGCAGAAAATGAAGGAGGCACGAGCGAAGAAGCAGGCAGCCGCGAAGGAGGCGTAGCCGATGGCCTTCCCGTATATTGCATCGAGTTCATTTGACACCGGGAATAACTCGGAGTGGGATTCAGAATCCGATACCGGCAGCCTACTGGATTTTCCGCACTATACCACCCTCGCCGCCATCCAAGATGCGCCTGCGCCCTATCGAGGCGCCTACTGCATGCGGATCACCCCTGGTGATACGAATGACCACACGCTGACCGAAGGGGATATGAACATTGCGGACGGATCGACCGCATGGGTCCGGTTTGCGATGTATATCAGCAAAGACTTCGCCGCCACTGCCAACGATATTTTCAACATCTTCGAGTGGCAGTCTGCCGGGGCGACAGTCGAAGCGGTCATCAGCCTTCAGATTACTGCGACGACTGATCTGGTCGAGATTGCGGCGGCTGATGGAACCGAAGCCTCAACCGGCTGGACCTATCTCAGTAAGGGGGTCTGGCATGTGATCGAAGCGATGCTTACTGTCTCGACGGGATCAGCCGGGGTGTTAGATTTATACGTCGATGGGGAGAGGGTACAAAACCTCGCGTCTCAGGATCACGCTGGCGCGATCACGGACGGCATCTTCGGAACACAGGGGACGCTATCCACGACGAACGCGGGCTACCTGCTCTTTGATGAATTTGCCTTCGATGACACGCGGCTGGCGCTCACCCAGCGCTTCCACACGCACCGGCTGATTACGCGGTCCTCCTTCCTGTTCATGGGGCCTGGGAAGATTCTGAACGTGAAGATTGTGGACGGCGGCGGCGGGGATGTGATTGTGCAACTCTACGATACGGATGTTTATAATGCCAGCCTCACGCCGATCTGGACGGATCGGACGAACACGGCGAACACAAATGTCGATGCAGCCGATGTCCCGATTGAGTTCAATCGTGGCTGCTTGGCACTCCTCTCCGGTACGCTTCCAGGCGCGATCCTGAACATTGGCCGGGCCGTCGGATGGGGGAGTGACGGGGCGATTCGGACTTACGCCGTGAACCGCAAGGCGGCCCCTGGTGGCATATAGGAGGATCCCGTGTCAAAGGGCAATACGTTTGAGGATGACATCCTGAAGCTGATTTTCAATGCAACCGCAATCGCTGACCTCGCTGACAACGACACTACAAGTCCAGCAACGACGTTAACCGTAGCCCTCCATACTGCCGATCCTGGGGAGGCGGGGACACAAGCCACAAGCGAGACGGCGAGCACGACGAATTAAAGCATATCAGAGGCGTAGCTAACCATGTCCACCACCTCGCAACCTACGTCATTTTTGGATTTGTATACGGAGCTGCTAAATGCCGTCCGTGAAGCCACCACCGTCACGGCGACCTCCAATATCGCCAAGCGGTATATCAACCGCGCCCTCCACGACATGCACATTGATTCAGAGTTCCCGTGGGCGATCCGGCGTGACACGATCCTGACGCATCCCACCTATACCACCGGGACCGTTGATGTGACGCAAGGCGGAACGACGTGGACTGGGACGAGCACGGTCTGGACAACGGTCAATGCCTTCAACCAGGCCAATGCTCGGACGACCGGGAAGATCACCATCAACGGGACGGATATTTACACGATTGCCACCGTTGGGGCCTCCAGCATCACCACGAATGAGCGCTTCGTCGCCGCCACTGTTGATGATTCTTCCTACACCTACTATGAAGATGAATACGCCCTCGCCTCGGACTTCTGGCAACCAGTGGACAAGCGGCAATTCACGGATGCCCTCCCGATTGAGCTGATCGGGCCGAGGGAGTTCTACCGGCGCTATCCTCGGAATAGCACGACCGGGACGCCGAAGGTCGCCACCATTATTGAACTGGGACCATCAGGCGATACGGTCCCGCGCCCACGAGTCGTCTTTCATCAGGCACCCTCATCGGCCATGTTGATTCCCTATCGCTACATCACGGCGAACCTTGCGGTTAGCAGTCTTGGCGTGGCGGCCACCAGCCTCTCGGCTGACACGGATGAGCCGATTGTCCCGTTGCGCTATCGCCATGCGATCATTCTCCATGCCCTCTATTTCTGGTATCGAGACCGGAAGGACGATCAGCGAAGTCAAGAAGCGAGAACAGAATATCAGGACTTGCTACGCCGTGTTCGGCAAGATACGACGCCAAGTGATGATCGTCCGCGCATTGTCCCACGTATGTCACGGTACAAAGCGGCTGCACACATGACTGGCAGACGGCGGTATGACACAACCGGGGCCTTTGATCGGATGGAATTCTAACAATGCCATCCCGGCGCAAGACTGTTCCGTTGACATTTCAGGGGGGATGGGCTCCCTCCCTTGGGCCGCAAACCGCCGACATCAGCCACCTCGTCAACGCGGAGAATATCTACTGGGAGTTTGACGGGGGCTTTCGGAAAATCCCTGGCGCCAAGCGCGTCAACTCGTCGCAACTCACAGAATCCGGCTCCGCTATTACGTTTATGTCCCTCTTCGATTACTGGAAGAGCGGCACCGGCGGAACTGCCACCCAGAAGCGCATGGCCTACGCCGGGACACAACTGTGGAAGGATGATCTGGACGGCACATGGGATTCACTAACCACCGGCTTGGAGTCGGGGAAACTCGGCCACTTTACCACCTTCAATGATCTGTGTATCTGGTCCTCGACCTCAACCGTCGATGTCCCGCAATCCTGGAATCAGACCGATGCCGCGACCTCGAATCTCGCCGGAAGCCCTCCGAACTTCTCGTTTGCGGTGCCCCATCGCGGCCGGATGTGGGCGGCAGGGGTCGCGTCGGTTCCGTCGCGCCTGTACTACTCCGCGCTGGATAACGCGGAAGACTGGACGGGAGCAGGCAGCGGGTCCATAGATATTGACCTGAACGATGGCGACAATATCACCGGGGCCATCTCGCATAAACAACGGTTGTGGGTCTTCAAGGGTCCGAATCGCGGCAGCATCCATTACATCACCGGATCGGCGCCGACCGGGACCGATGCGTTCGCCAGGGTGCCGTTTGTGCGAGAAGTGCCGCTCGTGTCCCAACAAACCATCATCTCCTATTTGAATGACATTGCCTTCATCTCAACCAGGGGCATTCATTCACTAACGGCGACCGAGCAATTCGGCGATATGAAGGACGGCTTTCTCTCTTTCCCCATCCAAGGTATTTTCTCGGGCGATAGAGATCCGACCATTGATGTCAATAACCTGGTCTTCTCTCAGGGCGTCAATCATCCCTCCAGGGGTGTCTTACTGTGGGCCGTGCGCCAGAGTGGGCAGACCAACAATAACCTCGTCATCGCGTATGACTATCGGTTTCAGCCAGGCCGGTTCTCGCTGCTCAACGCCTACAGCGCGGCGTCGCTATCCATGCAACTGTACCTGGGGCAACCCAAACTCTTCTCTGGAGGCTATGACGGCTACGCGCTGCGGCATGATGAGGCGGATCGGTCGATTGTGAGTACGGCCTATACCGCGAGGGTGACCACGCCCTTCATACATCACGGCGTCCCGGAACTGATGAAACAGACGGCCTGGCTCCGGGTGGGGTACGCGCCGAAAGGCACGGCTGCAATTACCGCGCAATGGCAAAACGATGACGGCACGGCGGCCTCGACCACGTTCACACAGACCGGCGGAGCCACGCTCGATAGCTTTGTCCTCGACACGGATGTCCTCGGCGGCTCGCTCTACTTTCAGAGCTTTCTCGAACTCCCTGGCTCGTACCGCGTGCAGCAACTCGAATTCAGCCAGGGCGGGCTCAATGAAGATATGGAAATTCACGAACTGGCGGTGGAATTGGAAGGCTCTGGTCTTTCTGAGGCGTAGACGATGGCGCTCGCACGGCTGAAAAACTGGGTCTCAGGGGAGACCTTAACTGCGGCTGACCTGAATGCTGAGTTCAATAATATTGTCAATAACCCGGTCACGTTGCTCTTGGCGACGCCCACAACGGGCGATCTCCTCTACGCGTCGAGCTCCACGGTCATTGCCGGGCTCGCTGACGTGGCGACCGGCAACGCGCTCATCAGCGGCGGGGTCGGGGTTGCGCCCTCCTATGGGAAGATTGCCCTCACAACCCATGTGACCGGCGTACTCCCCGTAGCAAATGGGGGCACCAATGCCAGCAGCGCGAGTATTACTGCATTCAACAATATCACCGGATACACGGCGGCGGGCGCCACAGGCACGACATCTACCAACTTGGTCTTTTCGACCTCTCCCGCGCTTGTGACGCCTAATCTTGGTACACCGTCTGCGCTGGTTGGAACAAATATTACAGGAACGGCGGCGAGCCTCACGGCGGGGTTAGCAACCGATACCGTCTCGAAGACTGGGACGGGCTCGACCTATGCGACGAACACCTCTCCAACCTTTGTGACGCCGACCCTTGGCGTAGCGTCCGCGACATCCCTTGCGACCTCAGCGGCCTCCCCACTTCTACTCACTAATGGGCAATTAGTCACGCTGGCGCTGACCTCTCAGACAGTCGGGGCTACCACACTGACCATTCCTGACTTTGCAAGCGTCGTTGATGAATTTACGTTTAAGACGAAAGCGCAGACCATGAGCAACAAAACCTTCGTGGCCCCTGCGCTCGGCACCCCAGCATCAGGCGCGTTAACGAATTGCACTAGCATTCCGGTGGCACAAGCGACCGGCAACCTCCCCGTCGCAAACCTCAACAGCGGCACCGGCGCGGGTGCCACGACCTTCTGGCGTGGGGATGCGACGTGGGCGACCCCATCAGGGGCCGGTGGGCTTAGTAACGTCTCGTTTACCTCTGATGGCAATCTTGGGACTACAATTTCTACCACACTATTTTTTAGGAACCTGGGTACTACTGTCACTTCTACAGATGCAGTGTCGACCGGCACACGGCAGATCATTGCGAGGGCTGCAACCGCCCAAAATCTCTATGTGGCACTGACCACCGCCCCAGGCGCGAACGGACGGACGA